TAGACGCTCTTGTGGATGGTCTGTTAGCTCCTGCGCCGCAGTACCGTAACGCTAACCAGATGGCGATGATGACCACGGCAGATGGCGTCAAGAAGTTTGCAAAAGAAACAATACAAGCCACACAGAAATCCATAAACGCGGAGAGCCGTCAGCAGTATGGGTACAACGCTCGTGACTTCTTAACAGAAGGATTCTCTAAGAAAGCTAAAAACTTGTTGATGAAGTTGACAGGTTTGCAAGGACTTGGAGACATCGCAAGCGCCGTTGGTTTGGGAAAAATGGGGTACAAGCTAGACGAGTTAGTAGCTAAACAACGTGGCGAAATACAAACTGCTAACAAGATGATCGAACGTAAGATAGAGCGTATCCTCACTAAGTTAGGCAAGGGAACACCCGAAGTTGCGCAGAAGCGTAAAGAAGCCTTGGACCGTTTGATCTACGACACTGAGTACGGTGCAACGATCTACCAAGTAGACCCAACGAAACCACAGGGTACGTACATCAACAAAGATGGTAGCCCTCGCATAGACAACGATGGTAACGACCTGTTGGCAGTTTGGAAGGCGCAACGTGCTGACTGGAACGCTATGGGTAAAGAAGGGCAAGAAGCCTTTAATGACATGCGAGCCGTGTACAAAGATCAGTACGAGAAGCTCCGTGACGTTGTTTTAAAACAAATTGACGAGTTGGTGCAGAACCCCGAAGACTCTGCCAAACTCAAAAAAGATATATTTGCCAAGCTATTCGACTCTAGTAACTTAGACGTTTACTTCCCACTCATGCGTGAGGGTGAGTACGTGCTACGTTATGAGGCTACGAACCCGAAGTCTTCCCGAGAAGCTACTGTGGTACAGACTTTTACTACATCCGCAGAGCGTGAGGACGCGGCAAAACAATTTAGAGCAAACAAAGACTACAAGAATGTGGAGATTGTTGACGAGGTAAGCGCGAATACATTCAAGGGTACTGGCATAGACCCGAGCTTTGCGTACGACACCTTAAATATCTTAGACAAAAACAAGGTAGATAAGGACGTAAAAGACCAGATACTAAAGTTGTTCTTAAACTCGCTGCCTGAGACATCGTTCGCTAAGTCATTGCAGAAACGTAAGGGAACCCCGGGGTACATGCAGGACTCTGTGTACGCTCTTAAGACAAAGGGTTACAGCCTTGCGAGCCAAACGACTAAGCTAAAATATGGCGCTTTGCTACGGCAATATGAACAACAGCTAAGAGAGTTCCAACAGCTAGATATACCAGAAGCCAAGAGTTTGGTGGGTAAAGGCGCTGAAAGAATGTCTGCCGCTTTTGAAGATGTACGTGCAGAACTACTAAACCGCGCAAAATTTGCTCGTGTAGGCGCAGACAAGAAAAACCTAGAGGAAGTGGCACGTAGACTGAACCAAACCGCGTTCATCTACACTATTGGTTTCAACGCATCGTCTGCCCTAGTTAACTTGTCACAAATTCCATTGTTCGTCGCGCCATTCTTGGGTGGTAAACATGGGTACGTAAAAACGTACGCCGCTATCAAATCCGCTTACGGCAATACCTTGCTGGGTGGTAAGCGCGGTGGTGGAACAAACTCTATATTAGACTTCTACGACATATCTGACAAAGGTAACTTTACCCTGAAGAAGGGTCTAAAACTACCTGAAGGCAAAGACGTAGAGCTTCGTAACATGGAAGCCTTGGTGCAAACAGCGTCACAACGTGGCCTTCTTGGTCAAGGGTTCCTAGCAGAAGCTATGGGTTTAAACGAGGCAAGCCGCATCAAAAAGAGTGGTACAGTCGGCAATGCTATGGATAACGCATCTGTTCTATCCGCTTGGTTGTTTAACCATGCAGAGCAACTGAACCGCCAAGTAACCCTGATGGCCTCGTTTAATCTGGCGTTAGACAGCATAACAAAAGGCAAGGTTAACAACCCTAGCGCCGCACAAATAGAAGAAGCCGTGCAAATGGCTATCTACGATACACAGCAAACAAACGGTGGTACGTTCTTAGAAACTGCTCCAAGTATCGCACGGGAAGGCATAGGCCGCGTTGCGTTTATGTACAAAAGCTACGGCCTACAGATGTACTACACCATGCTAAAGACCGCCAAGACTGCGTTCGACAGCGACAAAGGTAAGTTATTTGGACCTGATGGGTCACCCGAACGTAAAGCCGCATGGAAACAACTTATTGGGTTACACGGTTCTGCGTTGTTCTTCGCGGGTGTGCAGGGGCTTCCATTGTACGGCGCGGTAAAACTGATCGCTAACCTATTCTTCTTGGATGACGAAGAGGAAGATTGGGATACAATCGTACGTCAGCACATAGGCGAAGGTTGGTACAAAGGTGCGATAACTCAGTTTGCAGGTATTGACGTTGCAAGTCGTATGGCCCTTACAGGGTTGTTAATCCAAGAAAACAGGTTCAACAATGATCCGTCCCTAGAAGAAACTATAGGGTTCTACGCAGGTGGCCCAGCTCTAAGTGTAGCTAACCGTCTGTATCGTGGTGGTTCTGACTTACTGTCTTCCGAGGGAGATATAGAACGGGGCATAGAAAACATTCTACCCGCAGGTGTAGCTAATGCGTATAAGGCCACGTTTGGTAGGTACGCAGATCAGGGCGGTATATACACAAGACGCAACGATCCTATCTACGATGATATGACGGGTGGTGAATTGGTGGCGCAAGCCTTTGGTTTCCCCCCAACAGAATACACATTCCGCCAAGAACAGAACGGTATTTCCAAACGTATCGACATTGCTGTAGGTAAGCGGCGTTCAGCGTTGCACAAGAAACTGTACGTGGCGCAGACTATGGGTGACTTTAGTGCGGAAATGGAAATCTACGACGAGATTGATAAATTCAATGCCCGTCACCCAGAAGCGGAGATCAACACTAAATCTATAGAACGCTCGTTGAAGCAACACGCAAAGACTTCTGCGGAAATGTACAACGGCGTAACTCTTAGCCCCCTCTACCGTGACGCTCTGGAGATGATCCGCGAAAGGTATAAACAATAAAAAATCCCCCGCACAATGGCGGGGGTACAGGAGGAGAACGACAAGGGAATTTAACTTGTCATGTGTAACCTATCACACAGTTCTCCAAATGCGAACCCCAAACATACGGTTTTCAATTCGGACCCTGATCTCTACACCCCAGTTTTTGCGTTGCGCTATAGCAAGAAGCTGTTGCCGTGCTTTAATATTATTTACGCAAGGTACAAAAACAGATGCCCCGACGACCATATTGCCCCAATCAACTATAATTTTGACCCCATCTGGAGCTACATCATCAAAGCTCAGTGGTTTCTGATACACCGCTAAACCCCTCTAGTTTTACTGATAACACCCAGATAGGCGGGAGGTTAAAGTTAGTGCCCTTGCTCAAACGCCTTTTTACCTTCTTACCACTCATTTCTTTCTGCATACCTTCAACGGCGCTAGTGTAATCTAACTTCTGGTCACCAAGCCACGTCTTAAATACCTTTGGCACGATGTAGAGCATATGCGTATCTGTCTCATAACGTGCTACAAACATACCCCTTGGGTTTTGTTCGGGTATAACCATAGTGGGTGAAACACCTTCAGCGTTATGGGCTGTCTCGGTACTTTTAATTTTAAGGATACTACCCCAATACTCTGTAGCGAACTCTGTTACCAAAGTCTGAACAGATGAAGTGCTGTCGTCCACAAACGCTTTGGTTCGCCGCAGTTGTCCCGCCACCCACTTAAATAACTTCTTCATGTCATAGTTTATTATGCCTGCACGTTTAGCGGCTAATGCCCCTGCCAGTATTGCGGAACAGCCCCCAGACCAGAAACGGTTTCTCTGATCCAATCCTGCGGCTTTGTCTAACTCCGCTTTGATACGTTCGTAATCTATCGTAATCGCTTCCTTGTTTGCTATAACATACTGCACGAACTCTGGCCCGAAGTGACCGTAGTTGTCTTGAATGTCTGCGAACAGTTTAGCTGACACAAGTGGATCGACATTTACCATATCCATTTCGTCTACACGTAGCTCCAACAGGCGTTGCATCTCGGCTTTAGTATCGCCCTTCGCCATAGCCATCTGTGCGTACATACTGACGTTACCGGAAGAGACAGCTATAAGACGCCAAGGTCTACCCCTAACACGTTCTATGTTGCCCCCACCTGCCATCCGGTTCTTCTGCTTTCCTTCAGATAGTTGGTACGCGTAGTTAGAAGCCGCTTTGCCCAACACGTTCGTCATCTCGTCCGTGTTCAGTAGTAGGTTGTGCATGACTTCAGCCACGTTCATACGGGAGTTTGCTGTATCGCCCTGCGTACCCGTCAAACCACTTGGGTCACCCCATATGGAAGTACCCGTGAACATAGCAGTTGTTTTACCACCACCCGTGGAACCGAACAGATGTATGCCTAAACTGTATAAACCTGTTAAGGGCATGAGGATCGTGCCAAACCCTGCGCATACGGTAAGTTGTTGTAGCTCCATACCGTCTTGGTCGTAGAAATCTAATATTTCTTTGTTGCGCTCTCGGGTGCCCGTAGGTTTAAACTTGCTTATATACCCTGATGTTTTACTGGACGGTGGGTTATACTCCACGCCATTGGCAGTAATCAGTTGGTCACCTAGTACGAACTCCTGCATCTTCTTGTCGTCAACCCACCCGAACTGTTGGTGCGCTTCACTGGCCGTAGTGGTCTGTTGTAATTCTCTAATCCATGCCGCTGTATAAGTCATAAGTTTGTCTATGTCCTTTCCAAGAGTTACTACGCCTTGCATAGACATATTTTTACGAAACTCTTCCCTTGAGGTGACAGCCGCCAAAGGCACGATAAACTCCCGTACTCCGTCTCGCGGCAGGTGCAGTGCGAACGCTATAACTTCCCCAAGCTCTACATCGTGTAGCCTACGGGTAACGTAAAAGTCGTCGGGGTATATACAAACTTCCTCGGGATCACCGTCTGCGTCAGTGCTACGCAGGTACACTCCACCGTACTGCCCCCTAAAGTAGGGCGTTGGTAGCGCAGGTATGGTTACTTGTTTCGTGCTCTCCCCGTCTGGTTCCTCCACCACATTGTCTTCTGGCGTGGCTTCCTTAACCTCTTTGGTTAACTGTGCAGGGGTAGTAATCTTGCCTTTGTTTGGACAACCATCACAACCATCGGGGTTTAACCGTTCTATGGTGCTACAGAAATGTGGACCGCCTGTGTCCTCCATCTTACGTAGTGTGTCTTGTACATTATAATCTTCATGCTTCGCGGACATTATGTGCGCGGCTTCGGCACCGTCCTCACATACGTTAGCTATGGACAACCCTGCCCTCCACAGGTCGTGTGACACGTCACCTTGGTTGCCAATTATGTATTTTATCTGGTCACAGCCCGTACCGTTTTTAGTTTTCAACAACAGGCGTCTGAAGCTACCTTTGTAGTTCTGGTACATAGCATCTTTAAACGCGCTAACCGCGGACGCCTCGCGTCTCTTGGGTACTGGTATCGGGGTATCCCCTAGCAACACCGCGAACTTATCAAAGTCTACCGTGGTTGGGTCTTCGATCCCGTAAAAGTCTACAGGTAGAGGCTCGTCGTATTTATAATTGTGAGTGCTTGGTACGCGCAACACACCCGCGGCGTCAGATGTACGAGACGGGTCAGCGTCAAACCCTTGATCTGCACATAACCTCTTTAGTCGTTCAGCGACAGGCCACCAATCTTCTCGGCACACAGGCTCGGTCAGTATCCAATACACATGGACACCGCGTCCAGAGTTAATAAGTGTAGGTGTCGGGAGTTCGTTATTCTCACAGAACGTACGTAGCGCCTCAATAGCCACCGCCTGAGACGGGAACTCTTTGTTTGGCCCACAGTCTAAGTCCAAGAAGAAAGACTTCATCCACTGCATGTTGTTAGCTACGCGAGACCCTGCATCGAAGAACGTACCTAGTGCAAAGAAGGCGTTCCAACCATTGCTGTCCAGATCACGCGCGGCCTGTAACACCTCATCAGTAGACGAGTAGAATTTCTGTTTAATCTGTTCGTTTGGTTTGACGCCCTTCAAGGCCCACACACAGTAGTACCCCTCGTGCGCCAACACCAAATCTAAAAATCTTTTATTTTTCATTGTTACCACTCATACCATAAGAGTAACCACGACTACCGAAATAGCCGTGGATTTATACTTAATCATCGTCGAACATGCTGTCCACAATATCGTTCAAGTCACCCTTGGATGCAGGAGCCGCCGCTTTACTAGCAGTCTTTTTTACTGGCTCCGCCTCAGACATATCGTCACTGTCTTCTGCAACAGCGGGTTTCGCGGCCAAAACATTATTTGTTTTAGGAGTTGCCGCAAAGGGATTAGGGTCTTCCATAACGAACCCACCGTCCACTGCACCAAACGGATTAGAGCGTTCCATCGGTACATACTTGACTACCTGCACAGCTTTCAGCCGCAAAGATACGCCTTGTTTACCACCAAAGTCATAGGGGATAAGTTGCACAGCTACGTTGACGGTACTGCCAGTAGTTAGCTGAAAGTCTGCCGCTAACGTGTTACCCTGCGAATCGTACTGGGCTGGTGTGTCCGTGACCTGCCCGTTGTACGCGCCTTTTAAACTAGACTTGTGCGTGATGGAGCCGTTGTCGTCTTTAACGAATGGGTTGGCTAACGCCTCTGCCCACTTGTCTTCGCGGTTTGCAACGTAGCAATCGCTCATGGTTTTAAACAGCGCCTTGGCTGTAGGGTTGTCCATACGGAACTGGATAGAAAACTCCGCGTTAACTTCCCGTGGACCGCAAGGCATACTGCGGTTGGCCTTTTTATCAAACGCGTACGTCTGATCTATGCGAGGCCATAGGGCTTCAACGCCCTCAATGATATATGATTCTGCCAATGTCGTTCTCCTTTGTTGGCTATACGTCTGTGTCTGCGTCGAAGTTAAACTCCAACTGTTCTTCTACAGGCTCATTTCTAATCTCGGCCTGCTCTGCTTCTTTTACCTTGCCTGTTAAGGACTCGGTTACGGAAGTCTTGTTAAAACGGTAGGTATTACCGATTTTAATATACGTGGATTTAGGGATGTGACCCTGCCGTACCCACGCACGGATAGTGGAAATGGATACTGCGAAATGCTTCGCCAAATCCTCTATTGGTACAAATGGTTCTGCCATTATTTTTTCCTTACTGATATAACGTATTCGGTGTCTATGTTCATACCCTTCGGCAGAACATCTGGATTTTCCTCCAAGAACTGTTTTACGTTGGTCTGGTTCAACCGTTTGTCTAAGAACTCAGGTACATCATGCTCTTTTATAAAGCCGTACATCTGTTCCCAATCACTTGTCCAATACTTGGTTTTAGTAGACCTAAAAAACAAACCCTCGGAGGTTCTAACACTCTCGACATTGTGGTTTTCACAGTAGTCCAGTAGTGCGTTCTTCAAGATTTCCTGTTGGCGTACCAACACTCCATCCTCTTCTTTAAACCGTGCGGATATTTCTGCTCTTTTAGCCCTTAGTTTTATGTAGGCTTTTGTCAGCTTATCCGCAGGGATGTCGGAATTATCCGTCATTTGCGTTCTCCTCTAGTAACGAGAATTATACTCTAGTGGTATAAAATACCCTAGTCAAGTATTTCTTTGTATAAGTCTATCATTTTTGTGTGTACGTCTATTCTACTATCAAGAAGTGAGTAAACACGCTTTTCCACAGCAGAACCTTGCAACTGCACGACCGTACTTGGGTGCTTCTGCCCTGTCCTGTGGACCCTTGCGTTGGCCTGTAGGTAAGTCTCCAGTGAAGGTGTCGGCCCCCACCACACCACAGTATTAGCGGCTGTTAACGTAACACCGTGCGCCGCGGACTGCGGTTGGATGACTAGCACTCTCGGGTCAGTGGTAGTTTGGAACCGTTTAAATATATCGGTGCGCTTCGCTACTGGCACGTCACCACGTATTACTTCGGTGGTAACCCCGTCACTACGCAACTTGTCAGTCAATATGTCAATGGTGTGTTTAAACGGTACGAACACCAAAACCTTTTGACTGCTCTCGTCTATAACTTCTTTTAACACTTTATATCGGTGCTTTATGTCGAACTCTAAGGTGTCGCCTTCATCGGTGTACACCGCCCCTGCGGATATTTGCAGTAGCTTGTTCATCATAACAGCGGCGTTAATCCCAGTGATCTCGTCGTCACCCACAGTCATTGTCATGCTCTTCTTTAGCATGTCGTAGTATTTCTTCTGTTGGCGGGTAAGCTCCACGATACGTTTGGTGTATGTCATGTCAGGCAGATCAAGACATTCCTCTTTGGTAAACCGTATAGCTGGCTGTAATACGTTAAACACAGTATCAGAGGCGTGAGGTTTTATGGTCCACCTAAACTGTGTAATCTTAGTCATAACCATATCCCGAAACGAACCGAAGAACCTTGGCACCGAGTTGGGGTTTATCATCTTTGCAAGTCCATACGCGTCAAGCGGTGACTGCGCGGCAGGTGTACCTGTCATCATCCACACCCACGTATCGTCGTTGACCAACCTGCTCAGTACCTTCCACCGTTTAGATTGGGCGTTCTTATAATGTGTTGCCTCGTCTACAATGATAAGGTCAAAGCCACCATTCAGTATGGTGTCGGCTACAATCTCTACGCCATCGTAGTTTATTATCACAAAGTCTGCGCCTTGCTCGATTATCGCCTTACGTTTCTTTGACGC